CCCAACAACTGTGCTACCTTCAACCCCGTACAGCCCCCAGCTGGCGGGGTCACCTTCAGGGGTGAATAGGCCAGACCCACCAGCCGGCCGAGTGTGGGACGCAAAAACCCCGGCAGCCGGAGCAAGTCCCCCTTGTGATCCGGTGTCTACCTGGCGCCTCGCCGCGGGTAGTTCCACATGGAACTCGTCGCGTTCATCCGCCGTTCTTCACGGTCAACTTCGCGGTTCGGGCGCGGTGAGGCACTAGCCCAAACTGCCCCAATTTGCAAGCAAATCGCACAGGCCTCAGAATCGCCCGCAAGATCTAACGATCATCGGGGATTCTCCATGGCGCAGCCGACACCGTACGACCGCACGCACAACTTCACCGAAGAACTCGGCAACCAGCACGGGATCAACCTGGACCAGGAGTTCGACGACATCGAGCTTACGGTTGACGAAATCTGCCGCAACCTGGCGCTGATCCAGCGCGATGACGGCAGGCTGGCCAACCAGTCGGTGAGCATCGACACGCTCGACCCCACGGTGCGCCGACTGTTCGCAGCTGCCGGCGCCAACATTCGCGGCGCCTGGGTGACGGCGACGGCGTATGCGGTCAAGGACGTGGTCAGCGTCTCCGGCAGCGGCACCTACATCTGTGCGGTGGCGCACACATCCGGCGTCTTCGCGACCGACCTGGCAAGCGGCAAGTGGATGGCGCTGGAGGTCTACCCGACCTCGCGCAGCGCCGATACGTTCGCGGCCATGCAGGCGCTGACCAACAGCCAGGACAAGGATGTCATCCAGACGGCCGGGCACACGACGGTGCTGGATGGTGGTGGCGATCTGTTCCGCTACGACGCGGCGTCGAGTGACGCTGCCGATTTCCAGACCGTCGTCCCGACCAACAACCTGGGGCGCTACAAGCGCATCAAACCGGAACTCGACCTTCGCAAGCTGGGTTTCGTCAACAACGCGGCCACGGTTGCCGAACAGCAGGCCAATTCCAACGCCTGGAACACGACCGCGTGGCCGTGGATGGTTGCCAACCCCGGCGGGCGCGTCATCATCCCGCGCGGCACCTGGATCGGCGCCCCGGCCGACACTTCCGTCAGCCGCCCGCTGTTCAACATCTCGGGTACGCAAGGCATCCTCATCGACGGTGAGGGCACCCTGAAGCTGTCGAGCGATCTCGCCTGGAATGACCTGTCCGGTCCGGACTGGATCATGATGCTCGGTGTCGGCACGCGCGACTTCACCCTCGGCGAAGGCGTCACGTTGGATGGCAGCCGCGCCGCGATCCTGGCCAAGATCCAGACGACGCTGACCGTTCAAGCAAATGCGGGCGACACGATCATCAGCGTGGTGAACGGCGACATTGCGCGCAACGGGCAAGCGCTGACGATCGTGCTGGACAACGGGGTGCTGCACAACCCGACGCAGATCAGCGCCACGGCCAACACCATCACCATCTCCGCGGGGATTCCGGTGGGCCGTTTTGCGGCCGTCGGCGCCGTCGTCAGCCAGCAGGTCAGCGCAACGATCGCGCACAGCGACCTGATGCGCTTCACGAACTTCGCGACCTACGGTCAGGTGGCCGGGGCCTGTAACGGCATCCAGATCGCCGGCAAGGTCGTCGACGGCCCCTCTGCCGGCGTCTACTTCATCGGTGACTCTGGAACCTCGGAGTACATCGAGGACTTCGTGATCGAGCCCACGGCGCGGCTCACCGGTCACTACAACGGCGGCCTCGTCTTCCAGCGGTTCATCCGCAAGGCGGTGGTGCGCGCTGCGGAAATCTCCAGCACGAACGGCCAGGCCTTCGATCAGGAAGTGACCGGCGGCGCTGGCCCGGCGAGCGACATCGTGTTCGAAGGCGTGCGCATGCCGGACAACGGCCTGACGCTCACGGCTGCGCCATCTGGCTTCACGGCTGCGCTGCCGATGGAGCGCTTCAAGATGACGGGCTGCCACATTGCCGGCGGTGTGAAGCTGAAGGCGATGAAGGACTCGATCATCACGGGGAACACGTTCATCGGCAAGAACGGCTACCGCGCCCTGGAGATCAACCGCTATCACGAGAACTGCGACTATTCTGGAAACGAGATCGTCGGCGCGCACAACGTCGCCAACGAGGCGGCACTGTACGTCACCGGCTTGGCCCCCACCGTCACCAGCATTTCCGTCGCGGCGGTGGCCACGGACACGGTGCTGACGCTGGCCAATCCGAATGGCAACACCTTCGCCGATGGTGCGTCCCTTGGCCTGCTGCTGGACGACAACACGGTCCACCTGTTCACCCAGCAGTCCCACACCGGAACGTCCATCACGATGTCTGCTGCAATTCCGGGCGGAAAGTCCGCCGCGATCGGCCGCGTGATCCACAACCGGGATACGGTGGTCGATCGCATGAGTTACTGCGACCTGTCCGACAATATCGTCATCGACACGGTTGGCCGCGATGGTATGCGCGTCGAGAACTTCGGCAGCGGCAACCGGATGCAGAACCTGCGCATCAAATCCACCACGACCGGATCGATCGGGTTCATCGCTCGGCAAACCAGCAACAGCGGCGTCATCGTTTCGGACCTGAAGGCAAACGGTTCCGTCGCCAACTTCACCACTGGCGCAACGATCAGCACGGCCAACTCCGCGACTCCGATCATCAATGTGGATTACAGCGGCTGGCAGTTCGACAACGTCACCACGAACCTGAACATCGACAACGGCGCGGTGACGGGAACGCCTCTGCTTGTGGTGCCGTTCCCGCAGCTGATGTTGGGCATGATCCAGTACGGGGTCGGCTCGACCACTCCGATTGCCAACAACCACTCCGGCCGGCAGACCCACTGGTTCATCGGCGGGAACGCGGGCGGCATGGCGGATGCGGTGACCTTGACGGGTTCTCCCGAAGGCGTGGTCACCGCTCGCATCGGCAGCACCTGTCGGCGCACGGATGGCGGCATCGGGACTTCGCTGTACCTGAAGACCAGCGGCACCGGGAATACCGGCTGGCGCTCGGTTGGCGCACTGCGCGGTACGGCGACCTACAACCCGCCCAGCATCATCCCAGGCGGTCGCGCCACGACGACGGTAACTGTTACTGGTGCCGCGGTGGGCGACACGGTCAGCCTCGGATTCTCCAACGCGCTGACCGGCATCACCTTGCGCGGTGAGGTAACCAGCGCCAACACGGTCACGGCCACGCTGACCAACCCGATCCTTGTGATCAGCGGCTCGGCGACGTATGACCCGCCGAACATTGTGGCAACTACCGGCAGCACGACCACGACCGTCACCGCAACCGGCGCGGCGGTCGGTGATCCTGTGACGGCAGGCTTCTCGCAGGCACTCAGTGGCTTGGAGATGGACGCCGAGGTCACGGCCACGAATACCGTCACGGTTACACTGCGAAACCGCACGGCGGGCGACATCAACCTTGCTTCCGGCACCTTGACCGTTCACGTCAGTGCAGTCGGGGCCGCAGTAGACCTCGCTTCCGGCACTCTCACCGCCCACGTCTGGCCCGCATAAGGAGGCACCATGTTCACCAAAACCAACTTCGTCGCCGATAACGGGCTCATCGCCCCTAGCGTCGACGTGTACATCCTTCAGGCGACCGCCGCGGTCACGGGTGACGCGATTCGCCTGGACTGCATCGCCTCGTTCCGGCTCAACGGCGAGCAGATGGAAACGCGCGGCTATCACGGGGCCTACGATCCGGACGGCGGTTCGATCATCGCCCAGGCCGAGGCACTGGTGCAGGCGCAGCTGGGCTGACACCAACATGGCGCGAGCCAAGAAACTGACGGCAGCAGAACAGCTTGACATCGAACTCAAGCTGGCCAAACGCATGCGTGCGGTGCTGTTGTCGCGCGGCAGCCTGATCGAACTGGCGAAGCTGTTGATGCCCGATCCGGAAGATGTCGATGATGTCGAAAAGAGTCTCTACCAGATCACGCCGCAAGCGAAGCTGCTGTGTGAGGTGCTGGAGAAGGTGGAGCGCGGCGAACTCTTGCGCGTGTGCGTCTCCATCGGGCCCCAGCTGGGTAAATCCCAGCTGATCTCGCGCGTGTTCCCCGCCTGGTTCATGGGCAAGAATCCGTACAAGCATTTCATGCTTGGCACCTACAACCAGGATTTCGCCAACGACTTCGGCGGCGAGGTCCGCGAGATCTGCACCAGTTCGACCTTCCGCCAAGTGTTTCCGGATTTCAAGTTCCGCACCGGTAGCCGCGCCAAGGACGCGATGGTCACGAACCGCGGCGGCAAGCTGGCGTTCCTCGGCCGTGGCGGCGCGGGCACCGGTAAGCCGGCAGACTGCTTCGTGATCGACGATCCGCTGAAGGACGCCAAAGAGGCTGAATCGCCGACGATCCGGCGCGACCTGTGGGAGTGGTTCAACAAGGTCACCTTCACCCGATGTCACGTCGGCTCGGCTATCGTCATCGTGCATACGCGCTGGAGTGAAGACGACCTGATCGGTCGGTTGATGGACCCCGCGCACCCGGATCACGACCCGGAGATCGCCAAGCGCTGGACCTATGTCAACCTGCCGGCCGTGGTGAAGGACCAGGCGTTGGCGGACGCGCTCGGGCTCACGCTGGAGATGCCGACAGACCCGCAGGTGATCAAGCAGTTCGGGGCACAGCCGATGTCGGCGCTGTGGCCGCAGCGCAAGCCACTGCGGTTCCTGGCCGAAGCGCGCAGCATGGACCCGCGCGGCTTCGAGGCCCTGTACATGGGCAACCCGGCGCCAGAGGATGGTGATTTCTTCAAGCGCGAGTGGCTGGTGCCGTACAAGCCCGAGGAACTGCCGCGCAACCTGATGAAGTACTCCACCTCGGACCACGCGATCTCGACGGCCGAGGACCGCGACATGTCGTGTTTCCTGACCGGCGGTGTCGATCACGAGGGCGTGCTGTGGATCTTGCCCGACATCTACTGGGCGCGCGAGGACGACACCAACGTGATCGTCGACGAGATGCTGGATATGATGCGCCGCCACCGGCCACTGTACTGGTGGGCCGAGCGCGGCCATATCTCGAAGTCCATCCTGCCGTTCCTGCGCAAGCGCATGGTCGAAGAGAAGGTGCTGGAGACCGTAGTCGACGACTCCATGGTCCCCAGCACCGATAAGAAGACCCGCGCTCGCAGTGTTCAGGGCATGATGTCGTTGAAGCAGGTTCGCTTTCCGGTGTTTGCACCTTGGTGGGGCGACGCGCAGAATGAACTGCTGAAATTTCCGAATGCGACGCATGACGACTTTGTCGACGCGCTTTCCTGGTTGGGTATCGGGCTGATGCAGCAGACCCGCGCCGCGCGGCCGCGGCCCGACAACCAGAAGGTCGTCCCGATCGGGTCCATCGCGTGGATCAAGAATCGCTCGCGCTTCGATGAAGCGGCAGAGCGTCGCCGCAAGGCGCTAGGGGGAATGTGATGAACGATGAGACCGTCTACGAACCGACGCAGGGACAATTGAGCGTCGATCCGACCACGCGGCAGGGCGTGTCTTCTGAGGAAGTGCCGGAGGACCGGCAGGAGTTGGTCAAGGAGATCCTGGCCAAGATCAAGGCCGCCGATCGCAAGTTCGAGAAACGCTTCAAGCGCATGCGCGAGGACATGAAGTTTGCACGCAAGGGCGCCGAGCCCGGCTGGGATGCGGATGCCAAGTACACCGCGAACCTGGTGCAGCGCCTGATCAAGCAGCGCGTCTCGGCGCTCTACGCCAAGAACCCGACCGTCAAGGCGCGTCGGCGTCAGACGCTCGACTACAAGATCTGGGACGGCAACGTCGATGTCGCCAAGCAGGCCATGCAGTTGGCCGGCTCGGCGGTCGCGGGCATGCCGGTGGCGCCGGAGATCCAGCAGCAGCTGGCAACGGCCGCCTTGCTCCTGCAGGACATCATGCAGGGCCGCCAGAAGCAGCAGCTGATGGACAAGCTGGGCAAGACGCTGGAGATCATCTTCACCTACTACATGACCGAAGGGCAGCCGCCGTTCAAGCTGCGCGCCAAGCAGCTGGTGCGTCGAACGGTTACCTGTGGCGTCGGGTATGTGAAGCTCGGGTTCCAGCGTACGATGGGTCGCACGCCGGACTGGAACGCACGTTTGGCGGACGCCCAGGAGCAGATCGCGCATCTGGAGTCCTTGGCCGCGGACGAGTCTGACCCCGACAAGGCAAGCAACGGCGCGCGTCTGGAGGAACTGAAGCTCGGCATGCAGGCGCTGCAGAACGAACCTCAGGTGACGCTGCGGGAAGGCCTGATCTTCGACTTCCCACGATCGATGGACGTGTTCCCGGTCGGCGATTGCGTCGAACTCAAAGGCTTCGTCGGCGCTGACGCGGTGGTGCAGCGCATGTACTTCACGGTCGACAAGGTCAAGGAGATCTACGGCGTCGACCTGAAGGCGGGCGGCTTCACGCCGTACAACCGCCTGGGCCAGGTCAAGGGCGCCGAGGAAGGGCCGGAGTTTGCGTGCATCTTCGAGTATTACGACAAGCGCAGCGGGCTGATGTATACGGCCTGCGAGGGCTACTGCAATTTCCTTGAAGAGCCGCACGCACCGCCCGCCCAGGTGGAGCAGTTCTTCCCGTTCTTCGTGCTGTCGTTCAACGACGTGGAGGACGAAGACGACATCTACCCGCCGTCCGATGTCGAACTGGTCCGTCACCAGTGCATGGAGTACAACCGCTCGCGGGAGGCGCTGCGGCAACACCGTATCGCCAACCAGCCGAACTACGCGGCGCCGGCCGGCGCGTTCCCCGACTGGGGCGACGAGACGAAGCTGATGTCCGCGGTACCGCATGAGATCCTGAAGCTCAATGCGCTCGCACCCGGAACAAAAATCGACGAGCTGATCCAGTTCATCAAAAAGGCGCCGATCGATCCGGCGCTGTACGACACTAACTTCGTGTTCGAGGACATCCTGCGTACGGTGGGCTCCCAGGAAGCCAACTTGGGCGGAACCAGCGACGCGACGGCCACCGAGTCGTCGATTGCCGAGTCCTCGCGTATGTCGACGCAGAACAGCGAAATCGATGATTTCGACGACATGTTCTCGCTGCTGGCGCGTGCCGGCGGCCAGATCCTGCTCAAGGAGATCAGCGCGGAAACCGCGCAGAAGATCGCCGGTGTCGGCGCGGTGTGGCCGGAAATGACCAACGCGCAGATCTCCGAGGAACTGTATCTCGACATCGAGGCGGGTTCTTCCGGCAAGCCCAACAAGGCGCAGGAACTGGCCAATTGGGAGCGCATGCTGCCGCTGCTCATCCAGATCCCGGGCGTCTCCCCGAACTGGGTGGCGAAGGAAACGATCAAGCGCATGGACGACCGCGCCGACATGGCAGAGGCGGTTCTCGATGGCGCGCCCGCGATCCTGGCGATGAACCGGCAGCAGCAGGTGCTGGACGACGACCCCGAGAGCCAGGGCCCGGCCGGCGGGGACAACCAGGCGCGGCCGCCGGGGCAGCCTGGCGGTCCGCAGCCGGCGATGCCGGCGCCTGGTGAGGCCACTCCGGCGGCCGTGTGATCGAGATTGTGCAGGCGGACCTGCAGGGCCTCGTTTTCGTGGCCCGGGCGATGCGCGAGCGTGATCGGCAGGAGATCTACGCCACCCAGGTGGGGGAGGATCCGGACGGGCTGGCGCAGGCGGCGGTCGGTTCGCGTTTCAGTTTCCTGACCTTGTCCCGCGGCGTGCCGATCGCCGCCCACGGTGCCGGGCACATGTGGCCAGGCGTGTGGGGCGTGTGGATGTTCGCCACCGATTTCTACGGCTGGGCCGCGGGCGCCGCGATCATGAAGCACTACCGGCGCGTCGTGATCCCCGGGGTGTTGGCGGAAGGCGGCCACCGCGCGCAGTGTGATTCTATCGCACTGCACAACGAGGCCCACGCCTTCATCGAGCGGCTGGGCGGCCGGGCTGAATCCACCATGCCCGGATACGGCCGCGAGGGCCAGGCCTTCATCCGCTATGTGTGGGACCAGGAAGCCATGGAGCGCCAAGTGCGGAAACATTGCACTTTACGAAACTCTACGGTATAAGCTAACGCATCTGTTTTAGGGGGACGTAATGCCGAACTCGTCAGCGGTGACCGATGGTGACGTAACGAACGTGGAAGGGGCTGCACCCGCCACTACGGAAGTAGTAGCGGATACCAGCACCACCACCGGTCAGGACAATCCTTCCGAGGGCGTAAAACAACCCGGGTCGATGCTCGACGCGGTGCAGCAGGCGCTGAAAAGCGAACCTGCCGCCGCACCCCAAGCACCGGCCCAGGCCGCGGAGTCGCCGAACGCCGAAACTGGAAAAACCGGAGAACAGCCGGCCGAGGAACTGGACCCCTACAAGGGTCTGCCCTTTGCCCAGCATCCGCGGTTCCGCCAGCTGCTGAAGTCCGATCGCGAAGGCAAAGAGCGTATCAAGGCGCTCGAAACCGAGAACGCGGACCTCAAGAAGACGGGCGGCACGCAGCAGGAAGCCGTGCAGCGTTTCACTGCGTTTTCCCAGGCCGTGCGGGAGACGGGTCTGGAAGCCCAGGAGGTCAATGACGGCTTTGCCATCATGGCCGCCATGAAATCCAACCCGGAGCAGGCGCTGCAGCTGCTGCAGCCCTACTACGATGCACTGTTGCAGGCGACCGGCCGAGGAAATCTCGACCCGGATCTCCAGCAGCGGTTCAACGACGGCCTGGTAGACGAGGCGACGGCGCGCGAACTCCAGCAGCAGCGGAGGCAGAACCAGCATCTGACGCAGCGCACGGCGGCGCGGTCCCAAGCGGACATGCAGGCCGAGCAGGACCGCCAGGTGCAGGCCCGGACGCAGCAGGTGGTTTCTGCGGTGTCCGAGTGGGAAAAGGCTTGGCAGGGCAGTGATCCGGATTTCCAGAAGAAGCACCCGCTGGTGGTCCGTGAGATCAACTACCTGATGACGACCGAGGGGTACCCGGCCGACGCCAGGGCAGCGACAGCGATGGCCGAGAAGGCCCGCAAGGAAGTCGATGCCCGGCTGAAGACGATGCTCCCGCAGAGGCAGGAAGTGCGAACGGTAACTGGCGGTGCGACTGTTGCGACCGTCGCTCCGAAGCCGAAGTCCATGGGTGAAGCCATCCAGCTTGCGGCCCGGGGCCAGTACCAATCTTCCTGAAGGAGTATGAACCATGCCTTTTACCGCTGAGCAGCTGACCAACATCGGCAACGCCGCGCTCGATTTCCACATCCGCGGCGGTGCCCACTCCAACATCCTGCAGGCGCGCCCGCTGGTCAAGGCGCTGGAGTCCCGCAAGAAGACTTTCCCCGGCGGCAAGGAGTTCATCACCACGCCGGTGAAGGGCCAGTACACCACCACGGTGCAGGGCTACTCGCACGACGACGAGGTTTCCTACCAGAACCCGGCGAACATCAAGCGCGCCCAGGCCAAGTGGTACGAAATGCACTCGGGCATCAACGTCACGCTCACCGAACTGAAGGTCGACGGCATCTCCGTCGTCGACTCGATGGACGGCGCCGAGACGACCAACCACAGCGAGCGTGAACTGACCGTTCTCACCGGCCTGTTCGAGGACAAGCTGGAGGACATGTCGGAAGGTACCGCCCGCTCCATGGACGAGATCTTCTGGCGTGACGGCACTCAGGACAGCAAGGTGATCCCCGGCATCACCAGCTTCATCCTGGACGCTCCGACGACCGGCACGACCTTCGGCATCGACCGCACCGTGAACACCTGGTGGCGCAACCGCGCCAACGTGGCGATCGACGCCGCGACGGCCAGCAACCAGAACACGGTCAACGTGCTGCAGAAGGAATTCCGCCAGCTGCGGCGCTACGGCAAGGGCCCGACCCACATGTTCGCGGGCTCCGACTTCATGGACGCCTTCGAGAAGGAACTGCGCTCCAAGGGCAACTACACCCTGTAGGGTTGGGCCAAGGGCGGGCGCATCGACGCGTCCATCGCGGACATCGCCTTCAAGGGCCTGGAGATCGTCTACACGCCGATCTTGGACGACCTGAGCAAGTCGAAGTACTGCTACGCACTGGACCTCGACGCCATCCGCCTGCGTCCGATGGACGGCGAGTGGATGAAGAAGCACACGCCGGCGCGTCCGCCCGAGAAGTACGTCCTGTACCGCGCGCTGACCAGCACCGGCGGCCTCATCGCCAACCAGCTGAACACCAGCGGCGTGTACGCGATCCTGTAAGCCGTGGGAGCAGGGGATCTGACGGAGGGCGGTAGCCCCGCCCTCCGTTCTTTTTCGGCTCCCGCATCACCCAAGGAGTCCTGACATGCAAATGTACAAAGCTACCATCCGCCCGGGCGGCCAGGTCACGCACGAAGTCCCGCGCGACAACCTGACAGCTGCCGAGGTCATCCTGCTCCGGCACATCCACGGCGTCGTCGCCGTGCTGCACCTGGGCCGGACCAAGACCAGCACCAAATTCAAGCGCGACGCCGAGCGCGACCGCCTGGTGGCCGCCTACGGCGACAAGCCGGTGGCCGCAGCGTTCGGCAGTTCGTTCGGCGCCGGTCTGCCCGAGGAAGTGCCGACCGACTGGCTGAACAACCGCGAGCAGAAGGCGCCCGAGGACAACCCGCTGCAGTAAGGCGGTAGCAGGACCAGCGGGGCTTCGTGCGCTATGATGGCGTCGAAGCCCCGTTTCTGTTAGGGGATCAGGGAGAAGAATGTGGCCCGCAATGTGACACTCAACGAATTGGTGGAGCGGGTGCGCGCCGAGTCGCGGATCTCGACCGCCAACTCCCGCAGCGTCGACAACCGTTCGAATGTCGAGCAGATCATCCGGCGTACCCAGGAAGAACTGTACGACAAGTACGACTGGCCGCATCTGAAGATCAACAAGGACGACGCGACCAAGACACTGGCGGCAGGGCAGCGCTACTACGATTTTCCGACGGATCTCAACGTCGAGCGCGCGCTGTCGCTGTGGCACAAGTACGGCGGTATCTGGACGCAGTTGCCGCAAGGTGTGGGCCCGGCCGAATACTCTGAGCAGGACAGCGACACCGACGAACGCTCGGACCCCGCGATCAAGTGGGACATCTCCGACGGGCAGCAGTTCGAAATCTGGCCGTTGCCCGCGTCCGACGGCGGCCTGGTGCGATTCGAAGGCACGCGCAAGCTGACGCCGCTGATCGACGAGAACTCTCGCGCCGACATCGACGACATCGTGATCGTGCTGTCGGCCGCGGCTGAGATCCTGATGGCCAACAACCAGAAGGACGCGCAGGTGAAACTGTCGCGGGCTGCGGACCGTATCGCCACGCTGCGCGGCCGGCTGGTCTCGCAGAAGCGCCTGGTGTTCTGCGGCAACCAGCCGCGGACCGGTCGTGAGACGATCATCCGCGTGCCGAAGGTTTCGCTGTAATGAGCTACACCTTCATCAAGGATTTTCGCACGGGCATGGACCGCCGTCGCCCGATCTCCGCGCTGGAGACAGGCGCACTCTACACGGTGGAGAACGCGCACTTCACGCGCGGCGGTGACATCGAGAAGCGCAAGGCTTTCGTCAGCAAGTACACGCTGCCCGCAGGTACGTTTGGCGCCTGGGGCATCAACTCGATGCTGTACGTGTTCGGTTCAGCGGCCGATCCCGGCGTGCCGGTCGGCGTGAACTACCAGCGGCTGCAGTCGCCGGATGGCCAGGCGATGACGGCGTTCCTCGACGCGACCAACTTCGACGGCAAGATCTACGCGATCGCCGAGTTCGGCGCGGGCGTGGTCTACCACTTCTACGACGGTGTCCTGGTGCAGGATTGGTACGCGGGCGTTGTGCGCGCCAGCATGACGGATACCGATGGTATCGCGGCGCACCTGGAGACTTTGTTGGACGCCAGCGGCGTGGTCACTGCGTCGCGCGCGGGCTCGGTGCTGACGATCACCAAATCCACAAACGGGGGCTTCGATATTGAAGCCTCAACGCAGAACGTCACCGGCGGTACCGACGACCAGACGCTGACGCTGGCGCGCACCACGGTCGGGGTGGATGAGGTGCTGGGTACCTGCCAGTTCACTGTCATCGACGGCACCGTAAGTGCGGGCGTAAATAAAATTGTCGAAGTGAAGCTGCAGTCTATTACGCTGTGTACCAACATTGATTACGGCCTTAGCGCTGAGGTCACCGCGCAGTCCGTAGCGGATGCCATCAATGCGGGGGTTAGCACCCCCGACTATACGGCGTCCGTGCAGGGAGCTACCGTTGTTATTTCGGCACTGCCGGGTACCGGTTCGACTACCAACGGTTTTGTGTTGTATGTCGAAGTCGCGGGCGATGTGATCATCACTGAGGGCGGGTTTACCGTTACCGGGGGTACCGCCAGCGCGGGCGTGAATCAAGTCACGTCGGTAAAGGTTGCGGGCGTGGTAATCACCAGTGGCGCTATCGACTGGACCACGAGCAATGAGGACACCGCCGAGGCGATCGCTGCGGATATTCGCGCGGTGGGCGGTGCGTACAACGCCAAGGCGGCCGGCTCCCGGGTGTTGATCGGCGTAAAGCAGGTAACATCTACTTTTCCAAACGATCGACTGGTTGAAGTTTTGACGGCCGGTGATGTCACTGTGGGGACGCTGATTTTCGTAGATACGACTGTTTCGGCGGTATCGGGGGGCGTCACCGGCGTGGCCGAGGTATGGACGGCCACGGTGGGCGGTACGTTTGAGGTGGGCGACAAGTTCAACATCTCGATCGACGATGTGAATTACGGCTATGTCGGTAACCCGACGACCAAGGCGCGCACGGCGCTCACGCACAAGTCGAAAGTCTACGCGACCGCCGGCAGCTTGTTGCAGTTCAGCGGCGTCAACACCGCGACGGGGTGGAACTCGGAGAATGACATCGGCGCCGGTTTCGTCAACATGGCCAACAACGACTCCGGCTCGCAGGATGTTGTCGGAATGGAGGTCTACCAGGGCAACCTGGCGATCTTCTCGCGGCGCAGCGCGATCATCGAATTCGTCGATCCGGACCCGACACAGAACCGGCAGCTGCAGACGCTGAAGCGAACGGGCCTGCGGGCACCGCGCGGCGTGATTGCGGTGTCCGACCAGGATGTGCTCTATTTCTCGGACAGCGGCATTCGGTCCCTCCGCGCGCGCGACTCATCGAACGCCGCGGCCGTCGAGGACGTGGGCACGGCGATCGACCCGCTGGTCCGTTCCACTGCCAACGCACTGGCTCAGGCGGTCGTCGAGGCCGCGGTCGCGGCGGTAGAGCCGCGGGATGGACGGTACTGGCTGATCCTGGGCGGCACGATTTTCGTGTTCTCCTATTACCGAGCCAGCCAGGTGACGGCGTGGTCGTTCTACACACCGGGCTTCACGATCAGCGATACGGCCGAAATCGATGATCGGCTGTATTGCCGCTCCGGCGACACGATCTACCTCTACGGCGGTGACAGCGGCGAGGTCTATGATTCGTCTACCGTCACGGTGCAATTCGGTTTCCAGCATTTGGATAAGCCGGCGACCGCCAAGAATCTGAAGGGGTTCGATTTTGACGCGGAGGGCACCTGGGCGGTCAAGGTCTTGGTCAACCCGGAGGATCTGGCCGAGCATGTCGACATGGGCACGCTGGTGGGCCTGACGTATACCCCCTCCTATGCCAACACCGCGGGAGAGGCTACGGTGACTCATTTTGCGCCGCAGCTGGTCTGCAGTCAGGCAGGTTACGCTCGGATCAGCAACGTGGCGGTTCACCACACGGGTGCAAATACCGAAACGTGATAGGATTTGTCAAGGGTTAGGAGACGGGGATGTGTAAGACGCCGAAAGACAATTCCGCCAAGATTGCGCGCCAGCAGGAGCAGGAGCGTCAGGCGAATATCCGCTCGGGCACTGCGCGCATCGACAGTACGTTTGCGGGTTTCGACGACGATTTCTACAAGGGGCGGCAGCAGTCCTACCTGGATTACTACCTCCCCCAGCTGGAAGATCAGCGGAAGCAGGCCAACGAGAACCTGGTCTTCAACCTGGCGCGCACCGGCAACATCGACAGCAGCGCGGGTGCGGATGCAGCAGGGGACCAGACGAAGGCGTACAGCCTGCAGCGCGGCCAGATCTACGACCGGGCGCTTGGCGAAGGCCAGCAGGCTCGAGCGGACGTGGCCAACACCCGCTCGGAACTGATCCGCATGCTTGAGGCGGGGGCCGGCGTCGGCAGCACCGCCACGACCGCCGCGGCGCGGGCGCAGTCCCTGTCGGCGCCGCCGCCGTATTCACCGCTGGCGGATCTCTTCGCCCAAGGCACCGGGTTCCTGGCCAATTCGGCGCAGCTGGAGGGGATGGGCTATCCGGGCGTGGGCGTCGGCCGCTTCACCGAGCGCAACCCCTCCCGTTCAGTCCGGACGATCTAAGGAGTCGGCATGTGCTACAACCGTGAAATATTGACGGGCACCCCGGAAGAGGCCTACGCGGCCTACCAGCGGAACCCCAACAACAAGTACACGCGGCAGGCCTATCTCAGCGTCGGGCAGCCGCGGCTGTATTCGTCCGACCCCAATGCGCCGGTCCCGGGTGATCCGCTGCCCGCGCCCGCGGGGTCTCAGGCCGCACCGCTGCCGCCAATCGACCTTTTTCAGCGGACGCGAGCGCCGACCGCAGCCGCTACCAGCCCTTCGCCGATGGCTAACCGGGGCAGCATTTCGTCTCTGTTTCAGGCCCGGGCACCGGGCGCATCCGTTCGTTCCGTGGGGTAAGCCATGTGTGACCCGCTCAGTGCAGCTGCAGTCCTGACCGTAGGCTCGATCGCCGCCAACCAGGTGGCCGCGAACAAGGTGACGGGCGCGCGCAACAGCCGCATGGCGGCCGAGGCCCTGCGGCAGAAGGGCTACCAGCAGGACGCCAACCTGATTAATGCCGAAGCCCAGCAGGGCCAGGCGGCGGATCAGCAGAAACAGAACATCGCCACCGAGCAGGTGTCTCGCGAGCGTGCGCTGGCCCCGGCCGCGGACGTGGGCACTGAACTGCCGACTTCCGGCAGCGCGCCGATTGAGGTCAAAGGGGCTATCGCGGAGCAGATGGCGGACGCGCTGGGCAAAGCCCGGCAACAGATTGGCGCGCAGGCGCGGCTCGGGGCCTACGGCGCCAACCAGTTCAACAATTCGTTGGCGCTCAACCGGGCGCAGAGCGATCTCGGCACCGTTCAGAACTTTTCGCAGGGCAGCAGCAGTATCCTGCCGTTCGAACTGGAAGCGGCCAACCAGGCAGGTAGCGGCTGGCGCACGGCCGCGGATCTGATGCGCCTGGGTGGCACGGCCGCAGGTCTGTATGGGTTGACGGCGATGGCGCCGGCCGCTGCGGGCGCGAGCCTCGCCACCCCCGCGACGACCGTGCCCAGTCTGAGCAGCGCCGCCGGGCTCAGTGGTGCCACGCCGATGACGCTCGGCGCTGGTGTCCCGGCCGTGGGTACGGCCGCCGGTTTCTCGGGTTTGTCGCCGCTGACGGGGCTGTTCGCCACGCGGGTGCCACCCATGTACGCGGGGATTCGATAATGGCTCGTCGGACGGTTCAGAATCCGCTCTACACGGGCGGCTACAACGACCCGGCGCTCGGCGTCGGCGCGCAGAATATCGCCGCGCTGCTGTTGGGCGGGGAAAGTCCCAACGATGCGGCCGCGCGGGAATCCGAGATGGCGCTGCGCGCGGCGCAGAGTGATCTCTACGGCGCCCAGGCCAGTAAGGCGGGCGCGGAAGCCGGGCAGATCCGGCAGACGACGGACGCGCGCGCGAGCCCCTACGGCATGATCGCCAGCAGCCTGGGCCTGGACCCGGCAGGCACCGAAGCGTTCCTGACCGGACAGCCGCTGCCGCCCGGGGTCAGCATCGACCCCCGCATGGCGGCGCGTGCGCGGGCCCTGATGCAGAACGTCGGCAACGTCATCTTGGGCGGCGGGCAGCAGAAGGTCGACGACATCACCAACTCCGGCATCCGGCTGCAGCAGTTCAACGAATTGCAGGGGGGCCTGGCCCAGCCGGCGGAAGTGGGCCGCGAGCAGGCCGCGTTGGCAGGTGATGAACTGGTTAAGGAAAGCGGTGGGACGATCTACGACTTGTTCGACCCGAAAGCCGCGTTCACGACCACGGATGTCGGCCGCTCCACGATCAACGAGAACAACGCCCAAGCAGGTGCGCAGAGTGCGCTGGCGGGCAAGTACCGTGCTGAGACGGCTGAAACGCAGGCCAAGACCGGGGCCTTGACCGGCCCTGCGGCCGCGGGCGTTCCGGGCGCTGGCCTGGGGCCGGCGCGCATCATCCCGGGCACGATGCTGACCAAGCTCGGCGAGCAGTCCGGGATGGCCGACACGCTCGATCGACTGGTGTCGACCTACAAGGACGACTTCGGCGGTAATCCCGCGCTTGGCGGCGCGGAGAACTGGGCGGGGCTACTGCTGGGTGACGACGCGGGTGGCGCGCTCGGTATTACGCCAGGGCAGGCGCAGTGGTGGCAGGACTACCAGAGTTGGAAGAACATCACGCGCAACGATCTCTTTGGCTCCGCGCTGACGGCCAAGGAAGGCGAGGAATTCGACAAGGCCGCAATCACACCCGGCATGGCGCCGGATCAGATCAAGCGTAACCTGCAGCGTCAGCAGGTGCTGGCGCAGCGCGCGGTGACGAAGCTGAAGCGGTCGACCGCCATCAACTACCGCAATCCGGAGGCCGTGGATGAAGCCACCGGCGGTAAGGGTTGGGGGCCTGCACCGGCGGCGCCCGCGGCTCCTGCTCCGGCTGCGACTGTCCCGCCGGGCGCCGTGCAGATGCTGAAGCAGAATCCCGCGCTTGCCAAGGACTTCGACGCCAAGTACGGTGCCGGCGCCGCGGCCAAGATCCTCGGGGGCCGCTGATGCCGAATCCGTTCGATAAGTTCGACGCGCGCACTCAAGTCGCGCTGACCAACGGGCCGCAGCCGGCGAACCCGTTTGACCAGTTCGACGATCTCGACCAGTTCTCGACGCCAGTGTCCGTCGATGCGCAGCTGGCCGCTGTCGACGCCCAAGACCCGGTGCGCGCCACGGCGGCCGAGCCGTCTTTCATCGACCGGGCGCTGCGATCGACCGCGCTGACGGGCCGCGCCGCCGCCGAGGGCGTCATGGGCCTGCCGCTGCTGGCCGGGGATCTGCTGACCCACGCGGTCAACTACCCGCTGGAGGCGGTCACCGGCAAGACCATCATGCCGCCGTCCCAGTCGGTGGCGGCGATGCTGGACATGGCGGGCGCGCCCCGACCGGAGACTTCCACCGAGCAGCTGGGATCGGCGATCACCCGGGGCATCACGGGCGCGGGCACGGGCGTAGGCGCCAGCCAGCAGCTGGCGCAGGTGGCCGGGCGCACCGCGTCGAATGTCGGCGCGCAGCTGGCCGCGCAGCCGGGCCTGCAGCTGGCCGGCGGTGTTACCGGCGCTACGGCCGCCGAGGGCGCGCGCCAGGCCGGCGCCGGTCCGGTGGGGCAGATGGTGGCCGGGGTGGCCGGTGCGGCCGCGCCTACGGCGCTGCCGGCCGTGGCTGCGGCTACGGTGCGTGGCGTGGCCCGGGGTGGCCAGCAGGGCGCGCAGACGATGCAAGGGAATATCCAGCAGTTCGAACGGGCCGGCACGACGCCGTCGTTCGGCCAGGCCACAGAGGGCCGGGCGGCGCGTGCGGCCGAGAGCCTGTTGTCGAAATTCCCCGGCGGTGCTGGGCGCATGGCCGGCGCCGCGCAGGCGCAGCAGGCCCAGTTGGGTGCGAACATGGACCGGGTGGCGAGCGGGTTGTCGCCGACGGGCACGCAGACTTCTGCGGGCCGAGCCATCCAGGGCGGCATCACGCAGGATTTCATGCCCAGCCAGCGGGCTGTGCAGAACCAGCTGTACGCCCGTGTGGATTCGTTGATCCCGCCGCAGTCGCCGGTTCAGGTCAGCAATTACGACGCGATGCTGACTCGCTTGGTGGGTGGCATCCCGGGCGCACCGGCCACCAGCGGCACAGCGTTGGTCAGCAACCCCACCGTGCGCGATCTGTATGTGGCCCTGCAGGCCGACGCGCCCAGGGGCATGATGCGTTACGAGGCCTTGAAGGGGCTGCGGACGCGACTCGGCGAAATGATCGCTGACGGCGGCCTGCGCCCGGACGTGTCGGGGCAGGAACTGCGCCGACTCTACGGCGCCCTGACGGACGATTTGACGGCCGCGGCGCAGGCCGCTGGCCCCAGCGCCGCGCAAGCCGTGCGCCGGGCCAACGCGCACACCCGGGCGTTTCATGGGCGGATGGATGTTCTGGAGAACGTCATCAACCGCAATGGCGGCCCGGAGAAGGTCTACAACGCGGCGCTGGCGGGTAGCGGCGAAGGCGCTACGACGGTGCGTGCGGTCATGAAATCGCTGCCGCCCGAGAGCCAGCGCGAGTTCGTCTCTGCCGTGGTGCGCCGTATGGGCCGGGCGACACCGGGCAACCAGGATGACACCGGCGCGATTTTCTCGACCAACACCTTCCTGACCAACTGGAACAAGATGTCGCCGGAGGCGCGGCAGACGCTGTTCGGCGCCTTCGGCCCGGATTTCCAGCGCGACATGCGCGCGGTGGCCGGGGTGGCCAGCAACTTGCGCGATGGTTCGAAGGTCTTTTCGAACCCGTCCGGTACCGCCGGCTCGGAAGCGGCCCTGGGCGCGGGCATGGCGCTGGTGTCGGGTGTTGCCGGTGGCGGCCCTAGCGCCGCGGTACCGGCGCTCGCGGCGATCGGCGGTGCCAACGTCACCGCGCGGGCCATGACCAATCCGGCGTTCGTCCGCTGGCTGGCGCGGCAGACGCGCTTGCCGGCCAGTGCGCTGCCGGCGCAGATCAACACCCTGGCGCAGTCGCAAGACCCGGAACTCCAGGAAATCGCAGCTGAATTGCAGAAGGGACCGAGCAATGAAAACTGAACCGAAATCAATGAAGGAAGCCGTGTTCGGCGCTATGGGGAAGACCCCGCCGAACGAGAACGGCCTGACGCCGAAAGCGCCCGCGCCGCCGGCCGACCCAGGCGTTGCTGCTGGCAACCCGCCGGCCGAGCCCAAAGGCGTGAAGAGCCGTCTCGACAAAGCGCTCAGTTTGCTGCAGCAGGCCCAGGATCTGCTGGGTGAAGATGTCGACCTCAGCGATGACATCGAAAGTGCCAAAGCGTTGGACATTGACTCCGAGTAGGAGCAATATCTGAACGGGCCCTGAAGGGCACCAACAACCGTATCACCCGACTTGTAGCCAGGAGAAAACAGCATGACCTTTTCCGTAATCAGCGGCACTCTCGCCAGCGCCGTCGTCGACACCGGCACTTTCACGGCCACCTACCCGACCGGGAAGGACGAGTCCAACTTCTACCTGGCGATGGGTCACAAGCTCGTCCTGGGGCAGAACAACGCCTATTCGTTCCCGCAGGACTTCGATGTGACGCTGGGCACGTCCAGCATCACCATCACCAACCGCACCGGCGCGACCTGGCCCTCGGGCTCGGCCTTCAAGCTGCAGCTGGAAGAGCAGGGCGCACGCGCCTACCGCAGTGATCGCAGCAACGGCGCCCTGCTGGCGTCCGCCACCGAGGTCAAGCGCCTGGTGGTCAGCATGGCCCCCGACGTGGCCGATGCCGACGGCGTCGCCGCTTCACAGTCCGTGGTTGTGGCCACCACTCCGCTGGCAGTGATCAACGGCGCGCTGGCTTCCGGCGGCGTGGCCACCATGGACACCCCGCGCAACGTCGTGGCCGCCTGGACCGGCGCCGCGGTGCTGACCATCACGGGCACCGATGTCTACGGCGACACCCTGATCGAGGTCAGCGCCAGCGGCACCAGCCACACCGGCCTCAAGGCCTTCAAGACCATCACCAGCTGCTCGTTCAGCGCCAACGTCACCTCGGCCACGATCGGCTCGGGCAACGTGCTGGGCCTGCCGGTGTTCCTGCCGTCCGACGGCAGTGTCGCCGCGGTCCTCCAGAACGGCCGCCGCTTGCCGCCGCGCACCGTGCTGGAGACCGAGATCGACGCCACCCGCCTCAACGCGGGCACCTCGGTCTACCTGGTGACCCCGGAGGCCGGCTTCATCGAGCGCATGACCACCGTCTGCACCACGGCGATCACCACCGGCGGCACGCTGACGGTGGAGAACGCGACGGTGGCGGTGACGGGCCTGGCCGTGGTGGTGGCTGCGGCCTCGGTCGGCGACATGGACACCGACCAGCCGGCGGCTGCGGTGCTGGCGGGCAACGACGCCACGGGCCAGTTCGCGCAGCGCGGCGCCATCGAGATCGTCGGCGACGCCGCCTTCGACTCGGCCGGCGCGCTGAACGTCGAGGTGGAACTCAACAGTCAGGGCATTTTCCAGGCCGGCATCCGCACCGCCAACGGCTCCACCAGCACCACCGGCGACGTGCGCGGCACGTTCCGGCCGACGGTCGATCCCGATGGCGACATCGTCTTCCAGATCCTGCTGGATCTGCCTGACGCGGGCTTCACCGGCATCGCCCAGTACGCGGGCTAAGCGGTTCCAGGAGGCCCCCGCAAGGGGGCCTTTTGGTAGGAGGGTGTCATGGGTGTGATCGGGCTGCCGTAACGGGGGTGTAAGGTGGATCTGAACCGACAACTTCGTCGTGACGAAGGGGAGCGCCTGCGGGCCTACAAGGACTCACTCGGCTACTGGACCATCGGCGTCGGCATCCTGATCGATCCGGTGAAGGGTGCCAAGCCGCCGGCTGAGATGACCTGGCCAGACGGCCCCGGAAAGATCACCACGAACTGCACGATCTCACAGGCGGTGTCGGACCGGCTGTTGGAAGAACATATCAAATCCGTGCGCAGCCGCTTGGCCGCGTCGCTGCCGTGGTACACGGGCCTGGACGACGCGCGTCGCGGCGTGCTGGAGAACATGGCGTTCAACCTCGGCGTCCCTGGCCTGCTGAAATTCAAGAACACCCTGGCGCTGATAGAAGGGCACAAGTGGGACGACGCGGCGGTGGCCATGCTGCAAAGCAAGTGGGCCACGCAGGTAGGCAAGCGCGCTCGCCGGCTATCAGACCAGATGCGGACGGGAGTTTGGCAATGAAAGGCCTGACCGCCAAGATCCTCAAGCACATCAGCACGCTGGAGGATGGAGAGACCTACGACCTGGCGCGCGTATTCGCAGTGTTCATCATCCCGCTGTATATGGCCATGGGCTGGTTCGAACTGGTGAAGACGCCGACCGAGCGCGCGTTCGATTTCCAGGCTTTCGGCATCGGCTTCGGCGCGGTGCTGACGGGTCTCGGTGCGTTCCTGTTCCTCAAAAAAGACACCGAGCCGAAGGCCGCAGAGACACCGCGAACGGACGGTGGCGCATGATCCCGCTGCCCTATCGGGTGCTGTTCATCCTCGGCGCGGTCATCGCCGTGCTAGGCTTTGTCTTCCATCGCGGCATGGTCTTCGAGCGGGGCGGCTGGGAAGACAAGCTCGAGAAGGCCAAGAAGGCGCAGCTGCAGCGCCAGGTCGTGGCCGCCAAGGGCCAAGTCACGGAGGTCACCAAATATGTCGATCGTATCCAGCTGGTGGAAAAGAGCGTGCCTGTCGTGCGCGATCGTCTTGTGCGGGTGTGCGAGCCACCCCGCGGCGATCTGCCACTACCCAGCGGAGATCCTGATGCGGCCCCCGCGGCCGACACCGTTGATCGACGAGATGACCTCGCGGCAGAACTTGTCGCCTGTCGAGAGAACAAAGAGCAACTGATCGCTCTGCAGAACGACGTTCGGGCTGGCTGCCCGATTCCCGATTAATAAGCGGTTAAGGAAAGGGGTCCAGAATGGAGACGGAGCGCCGCCAGCGCGGGCAACGCCGCAACGAAGATCGGGAGCTAGATGAATTGCGCGACATGGTTCACACCGCAGCCCGTCAGTCGGCCCAAGCCCTGGACCTGGCTAAAGAAGCCATGAGCCTCCAGAACAAGCACCTGATCGAATGCGCCACCAACCACACCGAAATGCGCGGTGAGTTGAAGGCGCTGAAAGAGACCACCGAGGGGCAGGGGGTGGGCCTGAATGCCCGCCTCGACCAGCAGGACGGCCGCATGTGGGCCATCCTGCTGAGCGTGGCCGGCGCGGCCGTCCTGCTGTTCGTCCAGGTGGTCCTCACGGCGACCAAGCTGTCGCCCTAGAAGTTGACCGCAGTGCGCAGGTAGTTCGGGCAGTGGTGGGCGTACCGCTTCTGCACGGTCACCGGGTTGTCCCCCAGCACCCCCGCGATGTCGAACAGGCTGACGCCGCGCTGCGCCGCCCAGGTGGCCCAGGTGTGGCGCAGGGTGTGACGGGTCACGTTCTGCAGGCCGGCGCGCGCCACCGCAGTTTCGTAGGTGGTGCGGATGGATCCGGAGTGCAGCAGCACGAAATCGGTCTTGGCCTCGGCGCGTGCCCACTCCAGCCAGGTGTAGAGCGCGTCCGAGATCGGCACCGTCGGCCGCTTCTTGGCGGTCTGGGCCCGGCCGGGCTTGTTGAAGTAGATCAGCTTGCGCGCCAGATCCACCTGCGACCACTCCAGCTGCTCGATGCTGCGCCGCCGCGCGCCGGTGGCCAGCGCGATCTCCACGAACAGCCGGCAGCGCGTCAGGCCGTCCTGCCGGGCCAGACCGAACGTGCCGCTGACCGGGTCATTGACCTGGGCGAACTGGGCCGCCTCGCGCAGCGCCTCGGCCTCGGCCGGCGTCAGCCAGCGGTCCTTGGCCGGGGGCTCATCCGGCAGGTGCAGGTGGGGCATGTTGCTGGCCGGTAGGCGGCGCTCGCGCACGGCGTGGTTCAGCGCGGTGGCCAGCGTGCCCAGCTCGCGCCGGATGGTGCCCGCCGTGGCCGGGCGGCCGATCTCCCCTTCTTCCCGGGCCTCGCGGTACTCGACGCAGTGGCTGCGCAGGATGTTCTTGGGCAGCATGCGGCCGAAGTGCGCCGTCAGGTGGCGGCTGGCGATTTCGATCTGCTGGGACGACGGCAGGTTCTGGCCATGGTCCTTGAAGTAGTCGGTCAGCGCCCGGGACACGGGGTAGTCGCGCGGTGCTGGCGCGGCGCTGAGTTCTTGCTCCAGGATCGCTTCGGCCAGGCGATCGGCGGCCTCGCCTTTGTCCTTGGTGCCCGTCGAGCGGCGCTTGCTGCGCCCGCCTTCGCGCCAGTGGATATGGTAAGTACCGCTGCGGTCAGCCTTGAGTTTCATGATTGTATTCCGTGGGCGTATTATCTAACGGCTAATATACAGAGGGCTTGTCCGGAACGCAAACTCTCACTATGCTGACCGCCATGAAACTCGATAACCGCAGGATCGTGGAGTATTTCGGGGGCGTAGCCGACCTCTCGGCGGCGCTTGTGTCGCTGGGCTATAGCGCGCCCTACGCGACGGTCGAGAAATGGCGCCAGCGCACCAGCCTCTCGGCCGAACGGATCGAGCAGCTGCAGGCCCTGGCCAGGCGCCAGGGGCGAGCCTTCAACCCGGAGCAGTTCCAGGTGGCCGATTGAACACCAAACAGCTGACGCAGCTGCTGCGCAAGGTGCTGCGTCACGAACTCCACCAGCTGGACGGCCTGGCCCGCGGCAACCCCGCTTATGAACAGGCCTGCGGCCGGATTACGCGCTCGATGTTCGGAGCGATCCGGGCCATCGTGGTGGATTGCATGGTCCGCGGGGAGGACGTGGAATGGGAGGGCTTCGGCCGCTTCCACTCCACACAAAGGGACGGCCGTCTAACCCGCGCATTGCCGGGCAAACCGCGCACGGATCTCGAAATCGTCAGGTGCATCAAATTCAAACCCTCCCCAGCGGTCAAGGGGCACCTGCAGCACGGCGGTACGCTGCCGCCACGCTGGTACACGCGCAAGGCCACCGAGGCCCTGGGCGCCAAGACCAAGCGCAAGCGCGCCGAGGCCCTGAAGCAGAAACAGGAACTCGCCGCTGCAGCACCCACCGGTATTCTCGGCGCCGCGGTGAAGCGCGTCGGGCCCCACCCCAACCACAAAGGCGGTGGGCGGGGTATCGGCCGCTACCGACACCTCGCCCCCGGAGACCCGTTCAGCTAGGTTCCCACTCGGCCTTGTGGCCGATGTAGGCTTCCCATGCCTTGCGTGATTCCACCAGGCTGGGGACGCGGTAGAGATAGCCGGTGCCTTCGCGCAGGGTGGTCATGAATGGCGCGATCTTCTTCAAGATGCGGCCGATGCTGTACTCGTCTGGCAACCTGGATTTTATATTGCGATCGCGGGCGTAGCGCCGGAAAGCGGAACGCAGCCGCTCTTTACCCACCTTCTCGGGCCAGGGGCCGTCGAAGTCGGCGCCGAGAACCCGGCCTTCTTCGAGCGAATCGAACCACCACTGCTGCAGCGGTTCGAGCGACGCCTGCTTCTGCTCGTGCAGCGCCTGGGTGTCCGGCGCGGTGCGCAGATCCAGCCCGCTGAGGTCGAACTTCATCAGGTAGTCCAGCAGCGCCGCGTAGCCGCCGGCTTTCATGCCGGCCATCATCTCGCCGAAGTAGCTGTGGTCCTGCTGGCGCTTGGAGCCGACTTCGAACACCGCGAAGCGGCGTTCGTCGTGGGACGCAGGCACCACCCAGTCCTCATTACCCAGCACCAGCACGCGCATGAAGTTGTCGGTCTTGTAGGAGCCGGCGTGCTTGTGTTCGATCAGCTGCTTCTCGCCGGTGATCAGGTCTTTCAGCTGGCCCTCGGCCTGCTTGTCCCCGGACCAGAAGGCCTCGTCCAGCGTCAGCATCAGCAGGTTTTCCATGTGGGCGTTGAAGTTGCCCAGCAGGTACCGGCGGTTGCTGGTCAACAGATAGTGCCCACCCAACAGCTTGCCGATGATGTCGGAGATCAGGGTCTTGCCTACGCCCTTGCGGCCGCGCAGCACCAAGGCCACGCCGTACTTCTCCTGGGGGCGTTGGATCATGTGGGCGAAGTAGCCCAGTATCCAGCGGGCGTGCGCCGCGTTGCCGCCACAGACGTTCTCGGTGACGTGCTGGACGAAGTGGTCGACGGCGGCCTGCGCCTGCGGCGAATGATCACCTTCGTGGTCGAAGGCAAAGCCTCGCCACAGGTTGTACCACTCGGGCCCGACACCACCGGCCGGCTTGAAGCAGACGCCCTTGTAGGAGCGGCGCTGCGGATCGGCCATCCACAGTTTGGTCACGGGCTCGGTCTTCTTGCCCATGCTCATCATTTTGGAGGCGTGCATGGCGTGGAAGCTGGCTTCCTGCAGGCGCTCCAGCTTCGGGTGCCCGTCGGCGTCGGTGGTTTCCCACAGGATGTGGTGCCCGCCGCCGGAGAGGACGAAGGCGAACTCCTTATTGAGTTCAGCGAACGGATGGCCAGGCCCGTCGCCCTGCGCACCGCCGGCCGGGGGCTCACCGGGCGCGCCAAAGTCGCTCTCGGCGGCGGCGGCGCCCGGGCGCTCCTGGCCGTACTTGTAGGCGTTGCGCACCTTGCGCTCTAGCTTGTCGGGCGCCCAGCCGCTACCCTCGAACCAGTGGTCCAGCAGCAGATCCAGGCACTCGGATTGTGGTACACCAAAGTCCTTCAAACGCATGCAGACTTTGAGCGCCGTCTGGTCGCCAGCTTGGCCTTTGATCGACTGCGGCGCATTATTTTGCAGATAGTGAATGGCCCGTTCGCGGGCTCGGTTCGGGTCGACGCCCTCAACGGGCACATCGGCGTCGGCCTGTCGTGCGGGCGCAGCGCCGCACTTCTCGACTAGCCACCGCGGCGCCAACGCCGGCATCACCGTCGCGTCGTTGGTGTAGGGCCGGCCGTCAATCTCGCTGCCGGCGGCGACGATGTAGCCGCCGCTGCTACGCGTGTCCAGGCCCGAGCCCTTGCCGAAGATGTCGACCCCCTGCTTCACCGCGGTGGGCACCCGGTAGACCATGTGGTGGCCGCCGGTGGGGGTGTGCTGCATGCGCGTCGGCGGCAGTTCCAGGCCCTGCAGTTCGAGTTCCAGCACGGTATCGTCGCCGTGCTTGGTGCCCTTGTTGTCGATGTCGACCACCAGCAGGGCCTCGTCGTCCCCGTAGTGGCTGGTCGAGATCCCGATGTTGAAGTCCTGCTCGATCTCCATGACCGGGCACGTCCACCAGGCGCGCAGCTGCTGCGGATCGCGAGTGGCACGGCGCGGGAAGCCGTCGATATGCGGGATCTTGGAGTTGGGCTCCAGGGGGAAGATGTGGAACCCCTGGGCCGCCAGTTTCAACGCTTGGTCTAGTTTACCCACGGTTCCCCTTCCCAGCTTCTTGAAGGTCGCGGCAGAGGGCCGAACACCAGCGCCGCCGCGGATCATCCAGTTTCGTCCCGCACTCCCAGCACCTTCCTGTGCCGGCAATCGGGGCCACGCTTTCTCGGTGGAGGGCGATCCTCGCCTCCAGGAATAGTGCATCTACCGCAACTGCTTCGTCGATAAAGTCGGGCATGGTGTTACTTTCTGTAACGTCCGGCAATCCAGCCTTCAGCAACGATCGGCAGGCCTTTCGCCCACGCCGGGGCGAGGCACATGATGCGCTCCATTTCATCCGGGTCGCCAGTGCCGGCTGGCAGTTCGGCGTTCGCTTCGTCATGGCAATGCAACGACACGGGGTAGTCGTGGGTCTCCAACGAGCGGATACCGTGGCGCAAGATGTCCGCTGCTACGGCCTGGGTGTTGTTTTCGGCCTGCAGCCCGCCGTAGAGGGCCTGCAGCACCCACTGCTTGGTGGTCGAGTCGACGCCCATGAACACCACAACGTCCTTCGATCCCCCGATTTCAACCAGGCGCAGCTTGTTCTTCTCGGCGTAGGCCGCGGCCTTCTTTTCCAGGTCGGCAAAGGTCCGGGCAAACATCGATGTCGAGAAGGTTTTCTTCTCGGTGGCAAACGAGACCCAGGCCTGCTGGCCGATGCTCGGGAACGCATAACAAAGAACACGCTTGCTCGGCAGCTGGCACCACAGGAAAGAGCCGGAGACCTTGTAGGTCACCTGCCGCCCTTCTGCACCGGCCGAGGCCTTGGTTCCCGGGTACTTCACGGCGGCGAGTGCTGCTCGTTCGAGTGCATACCAGTAGTCGACGATCGCCGGGTGCGCGTTGCGCCAAGCGCTTTTGATCTCTTCGACTTCATCGTCCTTGAAGCGCGGCAGATCCGGGTAGGGCTTCTCCATCGTGCGCCAGGCGCCGAGGCCACCTTGAAAGCCGAACGCGAGTTCCATCACCTTGCCGACTTGGCGATCGGCTTTGGTCACTTCTTCGACAGGCTTGCTGAATGCGCGCGCAAAACTGCGCCGGTACATGTCCGGCATCGTGTACTGCTTCTCGCCCTTCTTGTCTCGCACCGGTTTGCCGGTATTGGCGTCGATGATCAGCGAGTTGTCGATCTCGGCGAAGGCGTCGAGTTTCCACTGTTCGCCGGCCAGCCACGCCAGCACGCGGCCTTCGATGTTGGCGTAGTCGGCGTTGGCGATGTCCTTACCCGGGTCCGGAATGATGAACCCGCGCAGGCACGAGACGAGGGCGGTCAGTGCGCTGTCGAAGAACATCGTGATGTAGTCCGCGGCTTCCCGCGCCGTCTTGCTGCTGGTCAAGGCGTTGAGGATCTTGGCCACATCCTCGGGGCTCAACACGCCACGGGGGAAGTTGTGTACCTGCAGATTTCGACCGCCCCAACGGCCGGTGGCCGCGGCGTGGTACTGCGTGGTGTTGCGCACGCGGCCGTCGTCGGAGACGACCTCCAGCATCCGCTCCAGCTTGGCCAGCGAAGCCTTGCCCGCCTCCTGGCGGATTTCGAGGGCGGATCGCACGCTGCCTGGAATGTCGTTGCGCGCCAGGATGCGCTGCACGTCGGCCTTGGCCACGCCGTCCGTGTCGATACCTTCGAGGCGGATAAAACGGGTGAGTTCGTTGACGTTGGTGTAGGCACTGACCCAGCCGTTGGTCACGCGCTTCATGTCGGCGTTCAGCCGTTCGCGCTCCAGGTCGATCACCTCCAGCGCGCGCACCACGGCGGGGCGATCGATGCGAACACCGCGGCGGTTGATCCGCTGGTCGATCAGCCACATCTCCTGCTCTTCGGGCGACAGCGGCAGGATCTTCTTCGAGACCGCGCGCTCGGTGATGGTGTCCTGGCCGCAGTACGCGCGCAGGGCCAGCTGCTTGTCTTCGGCATCCCACCAGACCAGTGGGTTCAACGAGCGAGGCCTGCACATCTGCAGCATCAGGCGGTGGCCCTTCATGTCCTTCTGTTCAGACAGACCCAGTGCGATGGCGGCCTTCTCCAGCGCGCCAGGCAGCGCCATGGCGTAGGCCGCGGCCATCGTGCAGCGCACCTGCTCGATCTTCAGCAGCGGCCAGCCGTACTTCTTCGAGCAGACCTCGTTCCAGATCTCGACTTCGAACTGGGCGTTCCAGGCACGAAAGGTCGCGCCCGCGGCCAGACCGTCGAACAGCGGGTACAACACATCGTCATCCGCGCCGGGGTGCCAGATGCGAGGTTGCGGTTCATCCTCAACGAGATAGGCGAAGCACCATACATCTGTCGTCGGATGCCGCGCGTAGTTGTAGAGACCGACTTCCTGGAGGTCGGCCACGCTCTTACTTTCAAAATCCCCGCCAATCGTGATATTCACGGCTTGGCCTTTTCCAGCCGTGCGATTTCACGGTCGATGTACCAGCGGGCCTTCTTCAGATCCTCGATCTCGTTGCCCTTCTCACCGGCGCGCCAGATGTACTTCACGGCGTTGCCGCGACAGAAGTTCATGTGTTCGGTGACGGTAATGCACTCGACGCCGGAAGCATGGTTGGTGTAGTGCCGGGGGTGGTTGACCGCATCGTGTCGTTCCGCGAGTAATCGCATCGTCAAGCTGTTTGGGTTGAACGGGCCGGGCAAGCCGGCGCCACCGCTGCCACATTTTACGCAGTGCCAGGCTTTGACTATGCCGCCGTAGCTTTCCGTATTTACCGGTTCGTTGCAGTCTTCACACCGCGGTTGCTGATCCATCGCGCTCGCTCCCTTCGTGTCCAAAACTTCACCCCCACGTTCCCGTGGGGGTGAAGACTGTACCGCGCTACAGCTGCCTGCTCACTTAGCCGAACACATCGGCCGCGGTGCCTGCCGACGGCGTCTTCGCCGGCCCGAAGTCGTCGGACGCGCGGGTCTTGCCGCCGAGGGGCTTGCCGTCCTTCACCTTCTTGACGTTGCCGAGGCCGAACGAAACGCCCTTGTTGCCGTTGACATCGTAGGCGAAGGCGCTGACGCTGGCGACGTAGCGCGCACCGCTGTAGATCTCCCGGGACTCGACGATCGGGTTGTTGTTCTCGTCGACCGTTTCCGGCTTGTCCTTGGTGCTGGCGGTGACGCAGATGTTGCCGGCGACGTAGCCCTCGTACTCCTTCTCGCCCTGGTCGCGGAACGGCGAGCGCATGTTCTTCGGCCACTTGGACTGGTCGGCACCCCACTTCTCGGTCGCGGCGCGGGCAGCGTCGGCCTTGAGCGCCGACAGATCCGTGTCCTTGTCGAAGAGCATGGTGATCGTGTACTTCGGATCACCTGCGGGCTGGCCTTGCATGGGCTTGGCCGGCTGCAGGATGTTCACGAACGAACCGGTGAATTCCGGAGTGATGATTCTCTTTGCCATCTGTGCTTCTCCAATCAGTACATCAGTGTTTTGTAGCGGAAGCCGCCGCTACTTCGGTCCAAACTCATCCTTGGCGCTGATCCTGGGGCACTCGTGCCTGCGGTTCTTCACGGGGTCCCACAGAACTCGCTGCGGGCCAGTGTCGTACCACTCCAACCCGTCTTTTCCACAGCGTAAACAGGCAACGTCCGAACTATTTGCCTGCCAGGTTCGACCGCCAAACTCAAAGTCGTCGTCCCAACTCACGACGCGCTCCCGAACTCTGTCAACGCATCGAGCCTCACGGCAGTACGCTTGTCGGACTCGTGGACCAGCGTATATCCGCTCGACACCGAATGCACCATCGGGTCGGCCAGCTTGAGGTAGTTCTTCTTCCCCAGCACCTTCTCCACCTGCGCCGGAGACAGCGGCGAAGGCTTCTCGGTGAAGCAGTTGGCCGACATGCCGGTGAGATCCACCAGTTCAGCAACCACGCTGTCCTCGTGCTTCCACTGGCGCCGGGCCTGCTTCTCCACCAGTTTGTAGCCTGGCGGCGGGCGCCCGTGGTCCGCTTCGGCGTAGGCGAACTCGCGCACCGACTTGATCCAGGCCTCCAGCACGGGCAGGCCGTCCAGGATCGACGCCAGTTCCGCCGGGTCGTAGCCGACAGCCGGCGCGAACTCCAGTTTGGCGATGGCCTTGCGGTGCGCCTGCTGCGCCGGGCAGATGGCCTGCGCCGGGCAGAAGTGCTTGCGGCAGTGATCGCCCACCACCAGCGGCGCGTCGGGCTGCTCGGTGGCCTTCGCCGCCTCGATCAGATCGGCTGCGAAGTCGACCAGTTCGAGCGACGAGAACCGCCAGCGGCGCACCTTTTCTTCGGAGAACGTGTGCCGCGGCTGGACGATGACCAGCTCTACCTCGGCCGCGTTGTAGCCGCTGGAGATCAGGGCGCCGAGCGCGTAGTACATCAGCTGGGGGTTCTCGTACACGTCGACGTACAGGCCGGCGCCGTGCTTGTAGTCGAAGACCGAGAGCAGGCGCGAGCGCGGGTTCCACACCAGCGCGTCGCAGGTGCCGAAGAGGCCGGGGTGCATGGCCGACAGGTCGAAGCGGTGTTCGATATGCAGTTCGTTTTTCATACCGTATTCACCGCCTCGCGCACCGCGTCGAGATAGACCTGCACCGCGTCGACCATCTCCTGGTCAACCACAAAGTCGTGGCCCTCCACCGTCAGCGTCTCGCCCAGCATCGCTTCGGCCGGCATATCCCGGGCCAAGCACCCCTCGGCCAGCAGGTGCGCCGCAGTGCCCAGCAGCGCGTCCTTGCCGGACTTCTGGCGCGGCAGCGTCCGGATGAGTCTGCGACTTCCCGGACAGGCGCGCCAGCGGCCCATGCTGGACGCGCCGATTTCGGAATGGGCGGCCATTTAAGCCGCCTTCTTCTCGGCGATCGCCTTGTTAGCGGCAGCGATCACGTCGCCGTACTTGTCCTCGGGCAGTTCGCTGATCTTGTTGAAGCCGAGTTCCTGCAGCAGCGAGCGGACCTTGCCGATGCCCTCAGCCTCGAACGTGTCGCGCAGGGTTTCCAGCGCTTTGGTCACGTCGTCCTTCGTGGCCTTGACGATGGTGGTCTCGGTGACGGCCGGGGCGTTGACCTGGGCCTTCTCCTGCTCGATCTTCTCGATCACCTGCTCGGTCTGCTGCAGCGTTTCCTTCGTGGCCTGCTCGGTGCTGGCCTTGTCCTTGACCGCCGGGGGTCGGCCACGGCCGCGCGGCGCGGCGGGCTGCTGGACGTTCTGGGTTGCGACTTCGGTGTGCGCGGTGAAGTGCTGCACGCCGGTCTGCGCGGGGGCGCCCATCGGGGGCAGCGCACTGATGGCGTGCGGTTGGCCGGAGAGATCGGCGAAAAAGCGGCTGAGAGCCAGCAATTGAACGGGCGTTTCATTTCCGTGGATGGTGATTTCCATGACGCAGTGTACTCCTTGGGTGGTGGGTCGATACTAGAACAGCAGTTGCGGTGAATGCAATACGTCAATCGATGACAGCGCAAATATCTTTCGTCTTGCGGCGCACGATGGCCTGGATTTTCTGGTCGAGGCTGTCGGCGATCGCGCCGAAGCGGACCAGCACCGATCGCGTCTGGCCGATGCGGTGTGCCCGCATGGCCGCCTGGGCATTGTTGGCAGGCACCCAGTCGTACTCGGCGAAGAAGACGCTCGCGGCCGCGGTCAGGGTGATGGCGGTGCCCGCGGCGTGGATGTTGCCGATGAATACACGGCAGGTGGGGTCGTTCTGGAAGCGCTGTACGATCTTGTCGCGGGCCATGGCGGGGGTGGAACCCGAGATCACGACCGGGTTGTACTCGGCGAAGCCTTCGGCCAGCTGTTCGATCACCGCCTTGTGGATCGCGAAAACGACGATCTTGTCCAGGCCGCTGTCGAGTTCGTCCTTCAGCAGTTCCAAGGTGGGCTGGACCTTCTGCAGCCCAGTGTACTGGCGCAGCGAGATGGTGCTGTTGGCGAAAGCGGCGAGGGCTTCCGGGGCGGTATGCCCATTGGCGTCGAGGCCTTCTAGCAAGGATTCGACCAGCCGCGTCTGCCGCTTGATCTCCGTCTCGTCGCAGGGCAGATCGCCCAGCTTGACGCGGCCGGGCGACAAGGCTACTTCTCCAAAGCGGATCTTCGGCAGATCTTTCATCACGTCTTCCTTCTTTCGTCGCAGCATGAATCCATCGAGCAGCCCGCGCAGTTCGGCCACCATCTCGGGGCGGTTGCCGACGATCTTCAGGCCGAAAGGGGTGTTCTTGTAGAGGCAGTATCGCCGGATGAAGGCGTCGTATTCCAGTGGGGTACGCCCCGCGGTCCTCAGTGCCACCCACAACTCCCCGGCGTGGTTGAGGATCGGGGTGCCGGTAACCAGCCATCGGCGCTTGACATTGTGTGCCACCCCCTCTTTCGACATCACCGCCTTGGTCCGCGCGCTGTTGGGCTCCTTGCAGTAGTGGAACTCGTCGCAGATCATCGAATCCGGGTTGTATGCCAGCAGCTGCGGCGCGAAGCGTTTTGCCAGGTCATAGCCGCAGACCACGGCCGTGGCGTGGCGGTGGATCGTATCCTTGCCGCTCAACAGCACCGACACCAGCTGCTCGTGCTGGGAGAACATCTCGATCTCATGCTTCCAGTTCATGCGCGCTGACGACGGGCAGAAGATGACCGCGCGCTGGGACTGCACCTTGTCCAACCCGCGGACGCACTGCGCGGACTTGCCCAGGCCCATGTCGTCGGCCAGCAGCGCATCCTCCCGTGCTGCCAGGAACTCGATGCCGGTGTGCTGGTGGGGAAAGAGTTCGATCACTGGCGGTCAGCCTCGTAGCGATAGAACCATTCCGGGGTATCAGGTTCAGGCACGGGGTCTCTATACGAAACAATTTTGCGGCAAGCAGTCGGAACGTCCATCGGGAGGTAGACGCCGCATTTGTGGAAAGTATCCTGGCATATCTGATGGACGCGGCCGACGCTCAGTACGTACTCATCGGCCAAGGCAGACAGCGTAGCGCCCCGCAGCCTTTTCACGCTCATCTCTGCCGCGCGGCGCCGGCCTTGGATACGAAGGCTCACGCGGGCACCACCTTGAGTTTGCCGTCGCGCAGAGCCTTGAGGAATTCGTTACGTTGCCGCAACTGGATGCTCCAGCCATGCTCGCGACTGTTGTCGTCGACGCCGTTTTCGCGGCACAGCTGCTCGATGATGATTTTAGTGTTCTGTTCGTCCATGGTCTTCTCCTGCTCAGTTAAACGGATCGTCCACAACTTGCTGCACCTTCACCGTCATGCCGGATTTCTCTAAGGCAATCACAATGTCAGGCATGTGCAGCGTCCAGATGTCGATGCGCTCGTACCCGCCGTCGACCGCGATGGCGAGCGCCGCAGCCAGCAGACGTTCGTCGGCGCTCAGCTGCAGTTGATGCGCGTAGGTCTTGGCCAGCTGGTGCGGGTTCACGCTTCGATCCTCTCTTCGGGTATTTCGCGCCACTTTCCATCCGGGCTCAGCTGCTCCAGCTTGATCACGCCACCCGGGTACATCGCCCTGCGCAGCATGCCGATGAACGGCTTAGGCTTGTGGTCTTCTTTCTTCGGTATCACGGCGCGTCCCTCCAGAAAATCCAGTGCCTCGATCAAACGCCCGCGCAGATCCTCGCGCCAATGATGTACCGCACGAGCCAGCCATTTGTCCTTCGTGCGCCGCGTCAGATCCTTGAACATATCCGGCTTCCTGGCGAGTCGCGCAGCGGCCCTCGGACTCACAGGTCGCTCCCCGACCCATCCACCGTGCAGCGGATGGCGATGCCGGAGTTTAGTTCGGGGTCGAACGAGACTTTCTCGGTATGCAACGTCGTCCCCTGCTGCTGCGCGAGGGCTGCGGCCAGGGCGGCGCGCGGATCATCGCGGTAGACCTCGCCCACGGTGCGCTCATGCGGCTTAGCCACATAGTGCTTGATGACTCGCCAGCCGACATCGCCGTCTCCTGCGCCTGTCGGAATGTCGAAGCAGCGCAGGTCGCAATACTCACTCGCGATGAAGTCCAGCAGCGCCTTGTCCGTCACCCCCGGCTCCTTGGCGGCAGCGGGGTGGGCGTAGAGGGGTTCAATCTGATCGCGCCAACCGCGATAGGGCTCTAGCGCACGTTGCGCTGCGATTTTGGCTTTCACATGCTCCATGGTCGCGGAATGTCTCCACTGACTGTAGATGCCGTGGTCAAGCAGATAGCGCCAGCGCCACGCCACCGCCTCCCCTCCCTTCTCCGGCGCGGCCTCGATGAAGGCGCTCAGGGTCAGCGCATACGTGGCGAGATGAGTGGCACCTTTAGGAGTGGCTTCGATCAGGGCGTGCAGCGCCTCAATGGCCTGCTCTTTGGTCACGTTGCTCATTTCGGTTCCTCGGGCTGGGCGTCCCTGGTTTGGCCATGCAGCGCTTTGCGGATGGCGGCCTTGGACAGTTTGTAGTGGTCGTCGTAAGCCGGATCGCAAGACAGGACTTCATCCGCGATCAGCAACGCCAAGTGAAGTTCGTTCAGCGCGGCGAGCGATTCGTCAACAACGCTCTGCCCAAAGACCACATCACCTGTGACGTGCTTGCCGGTCAGCCGATCATGGATCGTTCCGTGTTCCACGAAGAAGCGGGGCTCGTCCATGTCGTCCGCCGCTTTTCTCGGCACTTCCTCTTCCTTAGGCTGGGCGTATCGGCGCTTCAGGTGTTCCCACGCCGCCAGCGCAGCAAGTCGCTCCAGCGTAGTCCATCCGCTATCCGGGCGGACTTGTGTCGCCCACCACTCATCGAAGCTCGGCCCCTCCACCGCCTCGCCATGCGATACCCCAGCGGCGGGTGGGGTGGTGTAAAACCGTGTGCCTAGGGGTAGATCGCCCCAGTCCTGTCGCCACGAGAGAATGCGCCCATGCTCGGCGTGTTCGATGATCGTGCAGACGTGCCCCTCCAGCGCCTCCGCCGCCCCGGACGGTACGAGGGCAGTGAGGCGAGACGCCCACTCGTCGGCGTCAGCATCGGTGATCTGCTGATCCATGTCATAGCGGCGCTCACGCTCGGCCTTTGCGGCAAGGCGCATCTCTGCCACGATCCGCTCCACGGTGTCTGCGGTATCGGCTTTGTTGGTCATGGCACGGCCTCGTAGGTCGCTTCGAAGATGTCCGGCTTACAGGGGTACAGTTCGCCCTTCACTCCACGGATGATCCAATCATTCTGTCGGGCGAGCATGAGTCCTTCCAACGTGGGGATGAGCAAGCCCAACTCATTGGAAGTCTGCCCCTCTGGCAGGGCCGCCCCGTCAGGCCCGACGTAACAGCCGGTCGGCTTTCCATCCTCCAGCTTTCCGACATTGGCGTGTTCGCACATCTCGTTCCAGGTGGTCCAAAGCAACTGGACTGCCTCAATGACAACGGGCTTCTTTCGGAATTTCACCTTCACTTCTCCTGCTGCTTAGGGTTTAGGGCGCTGACTGCGTAGTGCATGCCGGTCATGAAGATGGCCGACAGCGCCTCCTGAAAGGTGAAGCCGGCGTTGGTCATGTCCGCGAAGATGCCGAGGGATTGCTCCAGCACGAACTGACGCTGATCCGGCTCCATGGTGTAGGTGCCGTAGCCGCGCGGCTTGTGGCGGCTGCTGGGGTTCGGCAGGATCGCCGTCTTGCGAAGGTTCTCGGCGCGGCTCACTTCACTTCTCCTAGGGCGCGGATGGCTGCGGCAAAATTCTCTGCGCCGTTTCCGATGCTGGGCAACGCAAGAACGGCGTCCTCTGCCCGCTCCAAGGCCAGCGCCTCAATGCGGGCGGCGAAGGCGAGTACAACCGCCTCGGCTTTGAAAGAAACCAGCGACTCGTATACGGGAGACATGAGCCCTTCCTCCCGCGCCACCTTCAGCACCTCTGCCTTATCCATGGCTCTCACCTCCGTTGCTGCTATCTGTGTCATGTTCAGTTCTGCCCGAGCGCGTCTTCGCTGAAAATGTGGGCATCATCGATGTGGAAGGGGTCTTCTTCCCTGCGCCGCTGTAGTGCGTAGTACGCCGCGCACTGCCCGGTCCGGCGCTCCTGCACCCTGGCCTTGCAACTCTTATCGAAGAACTTGCCCCAGCCGCGCGCCACGTCAGCAGTGCGAACCTGGCGCTTCCTGCCGCAGCCGCACTTGCAGGTGATCTCAGTCATGCTAGCCACGGTCTCCACCCCCATTGCCTGATGCGAGGGCGGCATCGATTGCGGCGTCGAGTTCATCGCCCCAGAACATGGAGCGAGGGCCGTAGCTCTCGTAGCCGGAGTCCTCTTCCTCGCCACGCACGCACAGGTCAGGATCATCGCCCTGGCGCAAGAACTCATACCGCCCAGCCAGAACCCGCAGCCGGGCAAGCTCGGCGGATTGGGCGGCAGCACCAGCCTTGAACCCTTCCCAGAGTGCATCGGCGTAGGACGTGGCGTAGTCGCCATCTGGGGTGATCCGTTTCAGGTTGATCATCCCGCCGCAGTAAGCCTCAAACTGCTGCCGCAGCGCGTCGTCGGTGGCGGTCACTTGGCACCTCCGCCCTGTACAAGCCATACACCTTGGGTTCGATCAGTCATGAGGCGATCGAAGACAACGACAGCCAAGCCACGCGCGAACTGTCGCCGGGGGTACGACCGTTGCTTGTACAACTGGTACGCACCTTCCGTAGCCGCAAGCGCCCAGCCTACGCGGCCGACATGATTCGTTTCCAGCGTCAGATTCTCAACGCTCATGGCTATCTCCGGTGCGGGCTGCGAGGTGGAACAGGTCGCCGTTGCTGTCTGTCGTGCAGCGACCTTGGCAGTAGCGGCAGATCGTCACGCCGTCGCGGTGTTCGCCGGAGCTGAAAGCCCAGCCTAACGTGTCGTGCAGCCATTGCTTGACGCGATTCATACCGGCCTCCGGTCGCACTGCGGATAGCCGCATTGCAGGTTGTGCATGGGGCACCCGCCCTTCATTTTCTTGTTGTCGCAGTGGCCCTCGGTGTACTTCGGACCGGCGAGCAACTTCCCCAGCCGCTCAACCTCGGCAGCAAGGTCGCGGATTAGGGCAAGGTGGTCGTGGCTGGCGGCGATCAGGGCGGCATTGGCCTTCTTGTGCAACTGCCGCAATTCCAGGCTGCGCCCGGCATCCGCAATAATGATGCGTCCGTCATCAACCCAGACGCGGCACCCGTTCTGCGTAGCGACTCGCCACGGCCCCGGAGTAGCAGCCTCCCCCAACTCCAGCGCCTTGGCGACCCGAGATTCAAGAGTGGGGGTCATGGCTTGTCTCCGACTTGTGCTGGTCCGTTGCACAGGCTCTCGGCTCCACGGATATAGCGCAGTGCCGTTTCGTGGCGCGTCTCGTTCGGGTGCTTCATGCTGACCCCGTAAAGAAGTTCCTCGTACTTGGGTAGCGTTTCGAGCGCCGCAACGGCCATGGTCAGCGCCTCGCGCAGCATCGTGTAATTCTCAGGCGGCCAGTTGCTCTTGATCGCGGAAATGGCCTCTTTGATGGACAAACTTGTCTTCAGATCACTCATTCGCAAGCCCTCTGCACAACATGGACAATCCCGACCGCCAGCACCACGACGGCCACGATCACCGCGAACATTCCCAGCTGCCCCCTAGCGTAGGCCCGGAACGCCCCCAGGAACGCCGCTGACGACGCGATCAGGAACAGGGCCAGCCACGTTAGCCGGCCGGCGTAGATGAGGCCGGAGAGCATGTTCTTGGTCATGATTTCCTCGCTTTGATCGCGGCAGCGGCAGCCTTCACGGCATCTCGCGGCATCCAAACGACGACGCCACAATCTACCGTGCCGTCATGCCCGAAGGGCTGGGCGCTCCCGAAGGTGAATCTGTTATGCCCCTTCGCCAGTTGCAGGTTCGTCAGGTCTTCGTCCAAGAACTGGACTCGGACATTCCCGTCCCCGACCTCCGCGATGAGTTCGCTAATGCTGATTGTCACAGAACACCCCCGAGAACCGCCCTAGCCAGATGCGCAATCAAGCACACCACAAAAGCCCAGGCCGCAGCGGACATGAGCGCGACGCCGATGCTTTCGACGGTAGTCCGGGGCCGCTTGCTGACGACCTTGTAGACGGGCCAGGTCATCGGCGGATGCCGGTGGGAGAACTGCGGGGCGTGGTCTTTGCGCATGGTGTTGGGTCTCTCTTAAGCGAAGGGGTCTTCGGATACAACAGAGGCGGTCTGCATCGTTTCCACCAGGGCGTCCCTGACCAGGGTGCCTTCGGCAGACATTTGACCGCGCGGCAGGTTGTGCACGTTGATCTGGGCCTCACTCGACGCGCGGCCCTTGGCGTGGCCGTTCGGCTTGAGGTCAGGCTGGCGGAATTCCCAGCTGACGCGAGCCGCCTGACAGACGAAGTAGTAGCCTTCGTATTTGCCCTTGACCAGTTCCGCACGGATCTGGTCGAAAGCTTCGAGGATGCCAGCAGCGTCGGGCGAATCGATGCTGAGGGTGAAGTTGTAGGGGCGGTTAGCGAGTGCCATGGTTCAGGCCTCCATTTTCGATGCGTAGAACGCCAGCAGCGCGGCTTCGGCTCGACCATCGTCGCCCGCGGATTTGAATAGCTCGGCGTAGTTAGGGAAGCGCAGGATGGCCAAGGCGCGGGAGGCGTCCTTATCGCTGCTGAGGCCATACATCCGCTTCCACTTCACCGGGGCGATGTATTCGATCGGCATGCCCGCAAAAGCCAAGGCCATTTCCAGGGTCCCGAAGGCGCGCCCGAACGTGAAGGCGCTGGTGATGCCTTGGTCCGGCATCGCATTGACTTGCTCGACCAGGGCGCGGGCGACGAACGGGCCGTAGGGCTCGACGATCCGGGCCAACAGCTTCAGGTCGATGTCGCGCTTATCCTTGTCATTGCGCCGGATGGGTAGCGTCGGCATGTCGTAGATGACCAGCTTGCCCGCGTTGACCGGCTCGAAAAAAGCGATAGCGCCGGACAGGCCGGGGTCCGCGCCCGCGTAGATGGTGCGGGGGGTCACGATGTTTTCTCCGAGCAACGCCAATAGCCTTCGACAAACCCCAGGAGGTTCAGAACCGCCATGGCGGCAGCGCACCACAGATGGTGTTCATAGACCGCTTGCATGACGACAACAAGAGGCACAAGCGCGCACACGATTCTGAGGATCATCGCGCGGCCCTCGCTGAACGCTTCTTGACGCGCTCGCCCGGGATGAGCAGTTCAGCCGGGATGATGACCCCTTGCCTGCGCGCGAGGCGCTTGATTTGCGGCATGCGATCGAAAGGCACCACCCCGCCAGTGCCCTGGTCCGCGATCGCATAGGTCCAGCGATAGACCGTCGGGGCGCTGATCTTGAGCGCCTTGGCCACGGCGTAGGGATCACCCAGCAGCGCCAGCAGCCGCGTCGCCTGGCAGTCCGGCAGGGACTTGGAATCGGGACCGGGGGTATAGAGCGGAGTATGGTTTTTCACTTTGGACGGGGGCGCAAGCAGGTAGGGGCTAGAGTCGGATATTGCATTCAGTGCAATACGGAAGTCAAGCCTTTTAGATGTGATTGCCCTTGCGGGCTTCCTGTTCACGGATATTCCGCATGATGGATTGCGACAGGACACGGTCCACCTCTGCCTGTGATTGCTGCGCCGCTTCTTTAGCCGCGGCTGTGTTGCCGTCTTTGTCGTCGAAAAGACCTTCCATCTGTCCGACTTCATGCGACACAGCGTCCAGGGCGCCGGAAGCGTTGAGCAACGCGCGGCGCAGTTTCGGGAGCACGTTGATTGCGTCGCGAATCGCCTCCGCCTCTGCGCGCGTTGCGCCGTGTAGTTCTGCAATGAGTTCCATATCGGCCGCGCACAAGACGATAGGGGCTTTATCGCCGTTTACCTCAAGCCTTACGGGCAGCTTGAAGGGGAGTTTCTTTGCCATGTTGATTGCTCCAGCAGGGTAGAAGGTTCAGCAGGTTGTCGGGTCAGCGGGCACCTGGACGCCTTTGCAGCCGCAGGCGCGCAGGAAGATGTCACGCTTGAACTTTTCGTTCGTCTCTGCGAAGTGGTCCGCCAGCTCCAAGGCGATGCGGTCGCACACGGCGTGCGCGGCCCCGCCGGATATGCTGCCGTAGGGGTCAACCGGTCCGGTGGAGTGCGGGGTAGGGCGCGCGTTGCGGATGGCCTGGGATACGCGCCTGTAGTCGCGGGCGGTGGCGCTCACAGGGATTCCCCTTTAGCCTTGGCGATGGCCGTACGCGCCTGCGCGAAATAGGCATCCGCGTCAGCGTGGTCAAAGTCAGTACCGTACCCGTCGCGGAACTCGACCAACAGGGTAAGGGCGGCGAGCAAGTCGGGCGCAGCCGCATTCAGGTGTTCGGTGTTCATGGCTTATATGCTCCAGTAGGGTTGAAGGTTCAGCAGAGGGTCAGTCGGTGGCGCAGTTGCAGGCACTCCCTGAGTGCCAGTGGCAATCGGCCGCGTGCTCTTCCGGTTCAGCGTCATGCGCCTCAAAGTAATCGCGCTCCAGGGAGTGGGAGCCGAATTCCACGTAAGGCACCGTCACGTTGTCGCGCACGGCACGCCCGAACGATTCCAGGCCGACGCCGTGGCCCATCGCCTGCATGGCGCAGTAGTGCCCGAAGAGTTCTGGCGATAGCTGCCGGTCGGCGCCTGCCGCGTCCAGGGCAGTGCAATCGGCGTAGAGGAAAGACAAGATTTTCTTGTTTGCCTGTTCCATTTGCATGTAGAGCGTGCGCGCCGCAGAGAGGGCGGCCGGGTCAATGTCGCCCGGAATCCTATCCATGATCTCCCCGCCCTTCGCCTGTCCGGCTTCCTCTTCAGCGTCGGCCCATGCCGATGCGAAGAACGCGAGCGCCATGCCGCGCAGGATATGTTCGCTAGTGTTCATGCCCCATTCCCCCATCCGTAAATTTCCGTTTTCCGCCCCGACTGCCAGCTACGGGGGGAGTAGTCGAAATGTGCGCCTCCCGCCATTTCGTAGCGGTAGATCGGGAACCAATCGGAGATACCGCGACCGTCGGACCGGCGCCCCCGGTAAACCTCATCCCAGCCGATCAGACGCGCGCAGTAGGCGCCGCGAATGATGGCCAGCGACTCAGGCGCCCGGATGAGGGGATTCTTTCGCGGCTCGCCGTTCTTTTTCAGGGAGCGATTCAAGAGCCACGCGCGCCCCTCTTCACACTGCGCCGCCGGTACAGCCGGTTTGTGCTTCTCGACTGCCGCGACTACCGCCTGGAACTCTTCGTCCGTCGCCGACCACTTGAGGGTGCGACGCATGCCCAAGATAGCAGCGGCAGAAGTGTTGCCCGCTTCACAGGCTTGGATAAACTGTTTGACTGACTTGCGCATGGCGTTAGGCTCCCTTGATCGTGAAAACGTTGCAGCCGGCGCCGTCATTGAGTGCGGCTTGAAGGCGCGCGTCCCCTGTGTAGAACCCCGGCAGGTAATCGGCCACGTGCTCGCCTGCCGCCAGCTTTGCGCGCTTCTCCCGGCATTCCTGAATCTGCGCCAGCAGACCGGACACGGCAGACCGCAGAGTCCGGCAGATAGTCGGGGTCGCGTCTTTGAAATCCTGCGCCTTACGCATGTCGGCGATCAGCTCGCGCGCTTCCTTGCGTAGCGTCTGCATTTCCTCGCCTTCCCGCGCGTACTGACTGCCCGCCTCCCATGCATCGGAGTATTCGCGGCAGTTTTCGCCGTAAGCCTCCGCCGCGCCGTCGGCCGCGCGGGCGCAGTCGCGCAACGTGGTGTTGTCGGAGTCCTGTTCGTCGGAAGCATCGCGACACAAAACCCGATCCTCCCATGCCAACATGACCGGCCCGGTATTGTGGGGGTCGCGGATTGCCGGGATGTAGAAGCGTCCCCAGCGATAGACGCACGGCGTAGCGGTCTCGCGCCCTTCACTGTCGATGTACCACCCGGTATGACCCAGGCGCGTCAGCTTGTGCGCGTCGCCGCAGTCCCGCATGCCGTGATACTCCGGACGCTCCACCCATACGAGGGAGTAGGCGCCGACAGTGAAGGCCCGACCCCCGAAGGGCGCGCCCTCTGCCGTGTATCCGTAGCGCGCGACGCGATGCACAGGGCGCTTATCGCTGAAGGCATCGGACAACGCTTCGCGGGCCTGCGCGATAGCGTGGGAGGCGTTGAACGTCGGATATGCGCGGCGCAATGCCTTGAATGCTTCTTTCGTGGTCTTCATGGTGTTGTCCCCTTGGACAGTGGTGCTTAGGTTCAGTGGTGATTCGGGTTCGGGAGAGGTTCGGGTTATAGGGTGTTGTGGCGCAGGGCGTATCCGCCGTCATCGTCCCAGCCGCTGGCGTCCCCGTTGCGGCCCCTGAACGTCCAGCCTAGGGCGACCATCTTCGCAGCGGCTTCGCGGGATACAGGGCGAAGTTTGCCGCGCGTCGGATGATCGCCTTCAACCCCGAATCCATCAGGGAGCAGCCTGCGAGACAGGTGGTAGACGACCGCGAAGCACATATCCATTCCGCAACCGCCGACCTTCAGGCCGTCGCGACCCAAGGGGTAAACGTCCGATCCGATGGCATCGCACGCCAAGGAATCAATATTCCGCATGTCGTCGCCTTGCTTCACGTACAGGGAGATAACCCGCGACATGCCCGACCGCGAGACGCTACGGATGATGCAATGCACGGTATCGCCCGGCTTAAGCAGCTTGCGCAATTCCGCCGCGCAGTAGGCCGCGCGCAGCGGCTTGAACTTCGCGCGGCTGACCTTGATCCAGTTCGGATCGGTCGGCGCGTAGTGGAGTTCGTACGCTTCACCGGTAACAGTGTTGTGGTAGTACATTTGCGTTTCCTCGCTAGGTTCGTGGGTACAGCGGATATTCGGGTACGGGGGTGAATCAGGCTTGTGCTTCGATAGCGGCCAACAGCTTGCGCGCACAGTCGCGAGCGTTGCCTTTGCCGAATTCAACGTAGCGAGTCGCGCAGGCTTTCGCGTACACCAATCCGGCAGGATCATTGGCTTTCAGTTGCTCTCGCGTGCGCGTGCGTTCGGTGCTGCCGGGCTCTAGGTTTGTGAGGCGGCAGAACATGTCATGGATGCTGGATAGGTCCACTGTCGATCCCTCAGTGTTCACACTTGCCGCGATAGTGCGGGCCGTTGCTGCGCTGGCATTCGGGGCAGGGGCTGGACCCATAGCGGCGGGTGACTTCCGCCTCTACTCTGTCGGCCCAATCCGATGATTCGGGAGAGTCTTCACGGCAAGCCCGCGCGAAGCATGCCTCTTTTGCCAGCTTGGCGGCAGACCATTTGCGCATGTTCATCAGTTCAATTTCCCAGCCCGCGCAGGATCATGCGGGCTATGTGTTGTTCAAGGGCGCGCAGGGTTACAGCGGCTTGCGCGAGGGCGAGTAGTTCGGAATCGGTCACGGGGTAGCCTCCCAAAGCTGGCGGTACTTAGCACGGCGTGCGCGTTCTGCGCGCATGATCCGGTAATCGTGCAGGCATGCGCCCGCGAATCCAGCGAGCAAGGCAACGCCTAGCGCGTGGATCACGACTGCACCGATGAATTCAAGGTCGGTCATTGGTTAGCGCACCAGGAAGTTACGGACGACGTACTTAGCAAGGTCCGTCCCCGCGCGGACCTTGCGGTCGGCGGCCACCGATTCGCGCGACTCCTGGTCCGGTCCGATTTGCAGGACAAGCGACTCACTAACCTCAACCCCGTAGTAGTTGGCGCTGTAATCGACTCGCATATGCCGCAGGCTTTCCGCGTCTGGGAGTTCCGGCAAGCTGTACTCCTGCATAGCCTTCGCCTCGTCTAGCGGCTGAAGATTGACGCAACCGGATTCGATCCAGTAGCGGTTATCCTCTGCGCCCGCGTCGCTGCAAGGGGTGACTTTGACGCAATCGACATAACCATTGGCGTATTCGTCTAGGCGGTAAAACATACCGCCATGCTCCAGATTGCAATCGCCTGAGTAGTGCCAACCCTTGGGGGTTTGGTTGTGGGGATTCATGTTAGCGGGCCGCCCGTGCTTCATTGGCAATGGCGCGCGCGGCGATGATTACGAAGTGTTCACGCGTGCAGTATGGATTCTGGGGCGTGTGATACAGATGCACAGAGACACAGTAAGCGTCCTCGTGAACCTGAAACGCTGCGCCGTTGACGCTTCGAATGCTCCCGCCGTCCTCGTGCGCCTCGCGCTCCATATCCGCCGTCATACGCTCAGCAGCGGCGCAGGCGGCAGCATCGGCGATAGCGGGCAGACCGGCGGCGATGAACATGCGACAGTCACCGGCTTGCAGGTGCGCGTCTATGGCATCGCACAACGCGGGAATCTCTGCGAACGCGGCATCACGGATCGCGTCTACAGCGGCGGCGATGCCAGCAAACAGCAGCTCAAACGCACCGGCGGGCATGACGTGCAGGGCCGCCAGCTGGCAAGCGTGGTCGAACAACAGGCCCATGGTCGCGTTGACCGGAGTGTCCGCGCCCTTGCTGCAGCCACCCATGCCGGAAGCGAACCAACGCCCGTCAAAGCGATCCTGGCTGCAACGGTAAAGTTCATTGACGCGCCGGTGCGCCGCCGAAACGTGGTCGGCGGTAACGAAGATATAAACGTCGGGGAGCTTGTGCATTTGCGGGCCTCGCGGGTTCGTGGGTGAATCTGTACTGCGGTGGATAGTGTCTTACGGCGTCAAGGGGTTTGTCATTGATAAAAGGGGACAGAATTAACGGTTTTGTGTGATAAATAATTGTACTTTACTATATAGGGCCGGGATCAGGGGTGGTGGAACGGGGTTAAGTGCCTGATATGTATGATGAATTCCAGTAGTCGGACGGCGCTAATCAACAGGACTGTCTAATTGGAAAGGCTAAGTCATTGATTTGTCAGGTCGATTCTGGCTTTACTATATTCGCTATATTCGTTTCAAGTTTCTTGGCGGAAGATTTTGGTGAGTGGCCATGGCTCAGGGAAAATCGAGCTTTAATTTTGAGGTAATTAACTCCGCGCCCGGATTTATGGAAAGTATCTCTTGGCGTAAAACTCTATTTTATATTGGAAGATATAGAAAGATAGAAAAATATAAGAAAAACAAAGAGTTAAAATGTTAATTAGACAGTAGTGTTGATTTGCAATAGTTTCAGTGGTGGAAAAACTCAAACGGATCAGTGGGTTAGATGGTTTTGACTAGGGAGTAAAACTTGTTGCACCGGGAAATTCTCAATGGAATTAGTGGGTTGTCGCGGTGGTGGATGGCGGCGCGGGGTTTGGCGTAGGATTCACCTGGGATTAAGGAGGGGTCTATGTCACAGCCGTACGCCAACAAGCTGGCCCTGCCGCCGGTTCCTGCTGGGGAGAATGGTGCCGCCGCTTATGCCGCAGTGCTGACGGATATTGAGGCTAGGGTCGTGGCTCTTATCATTTTGGGCCACTCAAAAATAGATGTAGGAATTGGGGCCGGCGTCAGCGAGAGGGGGGTATTTGACATAATCAGCCGCCCCCACGTGGCCCAAGCAATACGCCAGCGTATGGCGCAGCAGCTTGTTGTTGAGGCGCCGGCCATCGCCCTGGCCACGTTGATGGAGATTGCAGGGGACAAGAGCGCGCCTAAGACGGCCCGCGTCGCCGCGTCTAACTCTCTGCTGGATCGTGCCGGGTACGTCAGTCGCGCGCCAGCCGGTGGCGAGGATGGCAAGTCCCTAAATGAGCTGACTTTCTCCCAGTTGCAGCAGCGTATTGAGTCGATGAACAAGGCCAAGCTGGACCTCGAGGCAGACCAGTCCGCTATCCCTGGTGAGGCGCGAACAATCCCCATTGATGACCCTTTTTCTTGAATAGAATCAAGGGCTAAGCACTATCTATAACAGATAGGGCACCCCCTCCCCGGGGGTATAAAACAACCGTTTAATTAACCAGGCCCGACCCCCACCCCTGGGGGAGGGGGTGCCCTATCTGTTATAGAT